AAGCGTGGAGGACTCGCAAAACTTAAATCAATAACTAAGGAGGAGAAAAAATAATATGTCAGACATAACAAGATATTCACAGTACTACCAGGAGGATGGGTACGAAACCAGAAGGATCTCAAACTTCCTTGAGTGGGCTTCAAAGCGAATCAAGGACGAGATCGATGAGATAGATAAGATGGAAGCTGAGTACGGGAACTCGGAATGGGTACGGACCAAGCAACGCCGGGGTCGACCATCCAAGTTATCGGATGAAGAAAAGATTGAGCTAATCCAGAAGGTGGACAAGCTCAGGGATGAAGGCAAGACGTACCGAGATGCTTGCGAGGCAATAGTCATCGCACCATCCAGTTACACTAAGTGGAGAAAGAAGTTCAATCTAGGATTTTACGGAGATGTATCTACCTCAAAATAAACTCGCTGAGTACAGGGAGAAGCACAAGCCCAAGAAGTGTCCTATCATTCCAAGCAGGACGGATGACTGGGTAGTGGATCACGACCACGATACCGGTATGGTCCGAGGAGTTATCTCCCGTGTCTCTAACTCCCTTATCGGCAAGATCGAGAACTTCCTGGCTCGGCGTTGCAGTCAATCACCAAAGGACTTCCCTGCTATCCTGAGGAGGGTTGCTGATTACCTTGACCGGGATCAAGAGGATGTGCTGCACCCAGTTGGCTTGACTCAACTTACAAAGAGATTCCAAAATAGGTTGACTCAGTCCCAGCAAATTGCAGTATTGTTGGACTTAGGCGGGGATCAAGAAAGCATCAAAGCCTGCAGTAACGCCAAGAAACGGGCAGAACTATTCAGAAAACTAACTAAATCTAAATATGAGAAAACCAAGTAGACAAATAAAAATATATCAGCCTGACCCAGATGGTAGACGTTACCTTGTATCGGACTGCGGAAGAGTCATTGCGCTTGAGTATCAAAGTTCAAGAGGGCAATTACTTGGACCTAGAAATGTTGCACTTTGCGCTAGATCAAAAGAAGCGGAGTACCCTTCCCTTCACATCAACGGCAAACGTTCCGCACACCATAGAATCATCGCTGATCTTTTTGTTGATAATCCAGAAGGCAATCCCTGTGTCGATCACATTGATGGAGATAGATCCAACAACGCACCATCCAATCTCAGGTGGGTTACTAACGTGGAAAATTTGCGGGCATTCAGGAGAAAAAAAGAAAATGCCACATCAAAATACCGTGGTGTTGCGTGGGATAAAGGGAATAAAAAATGGATTGCAACGATTACGAATCGATACTCCAACGTTTACCTTGGCAGGTATGAAACTGAGGACGAGGCGGCAAGGGCTTATGATAAAGCCGCCATCCAATACGGGTTCCCCACGGAGGCACTTAACTTTCAACCGCAACATAACTAAAACTAAATATGAGTCATAACATACGACAAAAACTACAAGGGATTCAGTCATCCCTAAAAGCTCCCAAGGGGCAGACCAATAAGTTCGGAGGGTACAAGTACCGCTCCTGTGAGGATATCCTTACCGCTGTTAAACCTCTGCTCCAAGAGTGGGGTTGCTCACTCGTTATCTCTGACGACATCGTGGAGTTAGGAGTAGATAGCAGGGTCTACGTCAAAGCCGAGGCTATGCTGTATGACAACGATAGCGATGGCATTATACACGCAAATGGATTCGCTCGTGAAGCTGGAACCAAGAAAGGTATGGACGATGCACAGATTACTGGCTCCGCTAGTTCCTATGCTCGGAAGTACGCACTCAATGGCCTATTCGCTATTGATGATACCAAGGATCCTGATGCCACTAATGACCACGGCAAGGGACGGGCTAAAACAAGTAACGCAGGATTCTAATTATGATATCTTCACGCAAAAACTCTGACCTCGAAGGTCTTGAGATGGACATCAAGAGACTTGAGGATACTGTCTTTGAGCTTAACAACAAGCTCGCATCACGCATCATTGACATCAAGAACGAGATTAAGGATCTCGATACTATGGTCCGCAATCTCTCTGAGTACGATGTCCTGACTCGCCGTAAGATCCAAGCCATCACCGAGTACTTGGACATTGTCCTTGAGTACCAAGGTGCGCCGAAGTACGTTGCAGTATCAGTCCAGGAGGACGAGTGCTGTGTTCCGGGCTTCGAGGGGTGCATCGAGGATCTTAATGATTTGACTCTCACCGATAAAAACAAATAACATCCAAAGAAAGGATACTATTATGCCAGAATACGATAACACAAACAGCGGTACATTCTTCGTCAATGACCGCAAAGAAAAAGAAACTCATCCTGATTACAACGGGAAGATTAATGTGGAGGGTAAGGAGTACTACCTCAAGGGTTGGAAGAAGACTGCCAAGAGCGGCGTGAACTTCCTGTCCTTAGCTCTGAACCCTGTTGATGGAGCTGGTGGTTCTGCCCCACGCCAACCATCCGCTGCGCCAGCCGTTGACGACTCACCGTTCTAATGCCCCCGTACGACAAAGCCTGGTGGGAGGACTTCCGCACTTCCGAGGTGCAGTACATCCTTGACCTAACCGCCAACAAGAACTCTGACTACACCGGAGGCGACACTTGCGATAACCCCTTCGCAAACTTCGATAAGTCAACTGAGTTCGGCGTTGAACCACTCACAGGCATCTGCATTCGTATGCAGGATAAATTCCAGAGGGCTAGAGCTTTCTGTGCTGATGGATCCCTCTCGGTGGACTCCGAGGGGGATAAAGCTAAGGACATCTTCAGGGACCTAATTGGTTACTCGTTGATAGCCATAGGGATGCTTGAACGATCAGGCTCGGACTAATCCTTAGTGTTAAAATGCTTGGCTCCCCTCTTTGGGTTCGGGGGGAGTCAAGTATCCTTTGAACCAATAACTAACAAATATAATAACGTAATGAAGAAACTCCAAGAAGCTGTCGAAGTATCCTTATCAATCCATAGTTCAATCGATGATTATCGGTTCCCGAAGGATACCAGAATACAGCACCAATCCCTTGGTCAGGTTCTCAGATCGTTGTTAGAGATACTTGAGAATGAACGAGGAAACAATCAAAACACCGCCACATAACTCAGAAGCAGAAGATAAGGTCATAGCATCCTGCCTACTCCCAGGCGATACATCAGTCTATGACTCAGTAGCATCCATCGTCTCTCAGGACGATTTCTATACACTCCGTGGTAGGCTCCTGTTCGGTGCTATCACAAAGCTAGTATCCGAGGATAAACCCTTGGACGAGATTAGCCTTCAAGAGGCTCTGAAGCCCTCTGGTGGGCTTGATGAGATCGGAGGGGTGTCTGGACTCCTAGCGATTATGGACGGGGCTACAACGGAACTACAAGCCGTCTTCTACGCAAAACTAATCGCAGAGAAGGCGAAGCTAAGAGGGATAATCAAGGAGTGCCGCATTGCTGTTGAGGACGCTGAGTCCGAAGGCAAGGAGTACGCTGATATCCGTTCCACCCTGGAGGGAGGTATACTCGGTATTGATTCCAAGGACGTTGATGAATGCGGTATCGCTGACTCAATTGATGAGATTATATCCGATGTGGATAAGATGCACTCAGGTGAGTTCGTCCCGGATGTTATCAATACCAACATCGGTCGATTGGATTCAATGCTTGGGTCAGGTGGTATTGCTGCGGGAGAAGTACTTACACTTGCTGCACCCACATCCTGCGGTAAGTCAGCCCTATCTCTTTATATAGCAACTAAGGCAATGAAGGAGAACAGTACTCCAACAGCGTACTTCTCATTCGAGATGCCACGGAAGCAGTTGATGAAGCGGATGATCCAGTCAATGTCAGGAGTCAACCTTCGGTCCATCGAGGAACGCACAGTATCCGAGGAACAAGAGAAGCGATTCCGTGAATGCTCTGAGCAAGCCAAGGACTTACCGCTTTATACCTGTCACTCAGTCAAGGGTGCTGATGACCTAGTCAGCCAATGCAGGTACTTTGTACGCAAACGTGGTGTAAAGTTAATAGTCATTGATTACCTTCAACTGGTTCCATTCGCATCAGGCAAGGTATCCAAGGCTGAGGGTATTGCTAATATATCCCACAGGATCAAGCAGATGGCTATTGATTTGAATGTCGCTGTCATCCTACTGGCACAGATAAATCGTGAAGGAGCCAAGCGTGACGGGGCATTGAGCCTCTATGACCTAAAGGATTCCGGGGACATTGAGAATGATGCTGATGTTGTGCTGCTGATGTGGCCATCCAAGGGTGACGTTGAGTCCAGTAAGAAATCCGACCACAGGGGGACCTATACTGAGCTACTTTACAAGTTAGCAAAGAACAGAGAAGGTGAACGTGATATCGGGTGCTTCTTCAAGTTCTATCATTGCACAGGTAGATTTGATTAATATGAAAACCAAAGATGTAATACAAGCTGTGATGTCAGCATTCCCCAGGATGTCACCTCTACGGGAGCACCCCGATGAGATGAACTCCTTTGATTACGAGAGCGATGACTACCTAGTTGAAGTAAAGATCCGCCGAAAGGAATACCCCTCCTGGATCATTGAAAAATTCAAGGTGGACTCAAACATTGGTATAGCTGAGTCCGTGAAGAAGGACTTCCTGTACGTTAACTGCTTCCCCCCAAGAATATATATATGGAATATTTCCAACTTAGTACGAAGGGACTATGACTTCCAGTACGAGAATCGTGGTATGCCCGCTACTACTGACTTCGGTGGTCGTGGTATGGTTACCAAATGCACCGGGTATCTTTACAATAAGGATTCCATAATAATTGACACATCGGATTTCTATGACACACTTTCAGAAAATGAAGATTGAATCAAAAGAAAGCATCGAGAGAATCCAGACCCAGATAGAAATGATTAGGCAGGAGTCCCGAATACTTTCTTACAGGATCGAGAGAATGACAGCACAACGCAAAACATTGCAGGACGAGAAGCGTGTTCTTAAGTCCCTGTTACTGGATCAATCAGGTTAGAATTTTGGGGTAAGCTGGTTGAGTAATCGCCAGCGGGGTTTCATAGACCTTGATTAAATCCCCATTTGTTAGTTGGTATGTTGGTTCCATACTCCCCGTCCCTTTTTCTAGAGGGGGCGGGGTTTTATTTTGCAAAGAAGCTACGGAACGCTTCGATACCAACCATCTGGTCCTTTACCTTCGGGCTCAGGATACCCTTGCGTTCCATCTCACCGAGATATCTGATTGCTTCATCCCGATCCATATCCTGGATCCGCTCAGTAAGGTACTTAGCCCGAACGATAGTGGACTCGGACTTCAGCCTCCTGTCAGCGGGAGTAATCCCAGCAGCCTCATCATTCACGAACTCACGGACTCTCCGTACCACGGACTCATCCGCTTTCGGGTCCGCAAGCATTGCTTGGAGTACGTCACGCTTCTCACTAGCAGTCCCGGCATTCTTGAACTTCGTCTTGTAGTTATCAGCCACTAACCTTGAGCGTTGAGCATTTGTATTCTCCTGCTTCTGGATGGACTCAAGTGACTGAGCCTTTCCAGTCCTGCGTTCAAATGCCTGAGCATATGTCTCGCCATAGAACCTACGGAGGATAGGAATCTCTGAGCGAGGAATCTTCTCCCCGTTCCATAGCTTTGATGTTGCATTAAATAGACGCTTTACAGTTGTACCTGGACCACCTGTGTAATTCTGGTACAGATAAAGTAAGTTCTCAGGTGATACCTCGTATCCGAGATCCTCAAGCTGTTCCGCAAAATTCATTGCTAACTCACCACCACGAGTCCTTGCTGTCCAAGGCTTGATCTTAACAGTCTCGGACATATTGCTTGTCTCAAGCCAATCAGGTCGTATGTCACGCCCAAGTCCGTCCTTGTTTCTGGATAGTTCCAGTATCGGTCTAAATACAGTAGGTACTGGTGAGCCACCCATAGGGTTATAGGAGTCAATGATGTTATCAGCTAACTCGACTCCCGCTAGTTTGGGATCAATCTCTTCACCGCC